CTGTAGCTGAAATTAGGTCTTATTCAATTGAAGAAACTGCTGATACTTTAGAAGATACCGCAATGGGTGATACCGCAAGAACCTATAAATCATCATTGACTTCTTTCTCAGGAAGTTTAGATGTATTTTGGGATGAAAGCGATGCAGATGGTCAAGGTGCATTAACTATTGGTGCAGCAGTACAATTAAATGTTTATCCTGAAGGTGCTGATACTAATGATAAGTATTATCAAGGAGATGTTATTGTTACTGGTGTTTCAAGAAGTGCATCATTTGATGGTCTAGTTGAAGCAAGTATTTCAGTTCAGGGAACTGGTGCATTATCACTAGAAACAGCATAAGAAAATGTCAGCAATAGATAACGCAAAGAAACATTTTGCAGAGCAAGATGTAAAAGTAATCGAAGTGCCTGAGTGGGGTGATGAGAATAAACCTCTAAAAATATACAGTAAGCCATTAACGTTAGCTGAAACTTCTAAGCTCTATAAAATGAGTAAAGAAGATGATTTAACGATGATGGCTTATGTTCTTATTTACAAAGCATTAGATGAAAATGGAGATAAACTATTTGATTTAGCAGATAAAAATGCTTTATTAAACAGTGTTGATAGAGAGATATTAGTTAGCGTAGCGACTCAAATTATGGGTCAAGAACCTATTGAGGACACGAAAAAAAACTAATAAAGGATACTAATTTATATGTGCAATATGCACTTGCTGAAAAACTAGGTAAAACCTTACAAGAGATTCAACAAATTAGTGTCCAAGAATATCAAGGATGGATAGCTTACTTAGAGTTAGCTGAAGAGAAAAGAAACAATGGCAAATAAAAAAGTAAAGTTTGAATTAACAGCAGTAGATAAGACTAAAGCAGCTTTTGATAAAGTTACTAAAGGTCTTAAAGGTGTTGGTAGTGCTGCTGCAACTGCATCTAAAGGTGTTGCTGGTGTTGGTTTAGCTGCAACAGCTACAGCAGGTGCTTTAGCTATTCTTGTTAAAAAATCTTTTGATTTTATAGATGCTGTTGGTAAAACCTCTACAATGACTGGTATCGCTACAGATACTATTCAGGCATTTCATTTAGCAGCTAGAGAATCAGGAACAGATATAGAAGGTGCTAATAAAGCTCTTGTTAAATTTGCTAGAAGTGTCGGTGATGCTCAAAGAGGATTAAAAACTCAACAAGATATATTTAAAGCTATCAATGTTGAGTTAGTAGATGCTGCTGGTAACTATAGAACGACTGATGCGATATTAGCTGATACAGCAGAAGGTATATCAAATCTTGGTTCACAAACTGAAAAAGCAACTGCATTAGCTAATTTATTTGGTAGGCAAGGTATATTGCTAACAGGAGCAATAGAAGATTTATCTGAAAGAGGTTTAGATGGTTTTATTAAAAGAGCAGAAGATTTAGGAATAATATTATCAACAAAAGTTATAAGAAGAACTGAAGCATTTAATGATGCTGTTGGTGTTCTTGGTATGCAAGTAAAAGCTGTTAGAGATAATATTACAACTGCATTTTTACCAGCTTTAGAGAAATTACAAAAATCAATTGCTGAAAAATTTTCAGAAATACAAAAATCTGCTGGTGGTTTTGATAAATTAGGAATGAATATTGCTAATGCTGTAATAGATGGTGTTGCTGCTGCAATAAAAGCACTTGGTGAATTTCAATTAGCATTAGCTACTTTATCAGTTAATTTAAATACTATTTTACCTAATATGACTTTGAAGTTTGCTAATTTTGCTCAGAGTATATTAAAACTTTTACCAGCCACAAAAGCTGTAGGAACTGCATTAGAAATTGGTTTAGTGCAAGCAGAAGCAAAACTTGCTGTTCAAACTAATGAATTAATTAAAGGTAATACAGAATTTAGAGACAAGGCTTATGACTTAGCAAATGGATTACTTGATTTAAAAATTACTGAAGATGATTTAATAGATTCTACAAATACATTAACCAATAGCACTAAAGAATCTGCAGATGCTATGTTTGATGCTATGAATCCATTAACTTCATATAAAAATTCTTTAACAGATATTAGTAAATCATTAGATACAGTAGCGGTAAGTTCAATGAAAAAATTTGAAGATGCAATAGTTGATGGATTAAAAACTGGTAAATTAAAATTTGAAGATTTTGCAACTTATGTTGTTGACCAATTAGCTAGAGTAGCAATACAACAACTAATTATATCTAAAATAATTGACCCATTTAGAGCATTTATTGGTGGTGGCAATATTGGTAAACAATATAATAATATTGGAAGTGCTGTTGATGGCTTTCAAAATTTTGAAGGTGGTGGTTATACAGGTATGG